CAAAACCGGCATCTGAGCGGATGAAAGCAGAGTATTGATTTTTACAATCAGCCTTTGTCTTAAATCCGTGTCCGATTCATTCGGCAGTCGTTCAAGGTTGTAATCAGCCGCCAAAAGTTCAAGCTGAACGCCGACCGAGTCAGAGACAGACCTTTCAAGAATTATCCGCTCAAGAATATCCTCAAGTATCTGAATCCTCTGCGCGTAAATTTCTCTCCCTGCGTCCCAATTCGCTTTGTCCTTGTACTGCCAGACGGAGCGGGCTTCGGCCGTGTCAATATGATCGCTGATATACTCACACATTTCTTCAGTCATAAAGCCCCCTTAAAAAGTTACATCGCCGCTGTCAATGTCAGCCCTTTCGCTTGCCGGTATGCTTATTGACGCCTTGTTTACAGGAGGATTGACTATATCAAATTCGGGGTCTGAAGAGATTACCCCTGCAACTTTATCGATTGCCTCCTTGATTTTAGCCGGCCACACGTCCGCACCTAAGCCAAACACAATAGCCACCAAATTAGCCCTGATCTGATCCTGACCGTCCGCCGGAAAGACCGCACCCTGCATAATATCGCTGTTGGTCACAAGTCCATTGCCCGCGTCAGCATAAATTCTGACCCCTGTCGGTCTGGAAAATGCAACCGGCTGAGGTTCGCCGTTATCGTCGATTATCGCTGTCTGCTCCGTGCCGTCCATTTTTATTCCCGCCGCAACTCCCTTCTCATAAAGATAATTCCAGATATCGCTGTCGTCTCCACCATCAACAATTACTCTTATCGAATGCGGCGGAAGCCCGTTTGAGTCTGTAAAATCAGTAGTATTCTGGAAGACTGTCGCAAAAGTTACACCGGACAATCTTGTTAATCCGGCTTTAATCGCTTTTGCAGTAGCACCGCCTAAGCCGGACAGGCTTTCACTCGCTCTTATTCTCAGCTCCGGGTCTGTTTCGGTTTCACTGCCGATCGTCGCGTCAACGGCGTTTTCAACTCGTTCAACTCCGGAAACGGCTGTCGATATCGTGGTCAAAGCCCCTGCCAATGCCTGAATTGCTCCGGTGTTTTCAGACTCGGCATTGAAGGCCGCTGCTTCTTTTGCAATGATTGTGCCTGTTGCCGGAGTCACCGGACTGCCCGATACGTAAAAAGTAATTTCAAGCGGGGCAGCACTAATAATCTGTTTCAGCCCGTTATATTCGGCCTGTTCAGAGCCACTCATAAAAACAAAAGAGCCTTCAGGAAAATAGTGAACGCCGAAAAACGTCACCGTCGCCGTATTTCCGACCCTCGTCAACAGGGCAACCGGTTCAGCGGGCAGGAAGCCAAGCGTAAAATCCTCTATATTGAAAAACACTTCTCCTGTGCCGTCCGCTTTCATTTTTAAAGCTTCCGCGGGTACAGGTGACCCCGGCGTTCCGACTGCATATACAACAACAGATGACGGTGCGGCGGGAAGTCTTTTCTGGTCTATATTCTCAAGATTTCTGTCAAGCGACACGCCGCCGGCTGAAGCTCTGTAATTTGCGTCATAAGCAGCTTCTATTTTCTCCTGAAGGAGCTGCTCCCTTTCCGCGTAGATGGTTATTTCCTTGCCCATATTCGTATTATCGGCAAGCTGGGAACCGGTGCCGTAAAACTGTTTATAGCCTTTCCTGTCCTCTCCCTCATATGTATATCCGCTTTTTATTTCCTCTTTTATTTCGGCAAGTGACTGAATGACAAGGCCGTTTTCATCAAATTTTATAGGCATATTATGGAACTGCTGCAATTACGGTTATCGGATTTTCTGAAAAAACACTGATTACTGTTGCCGAAATACTGAATGATGTTTCATCGGTAAACTCAGTGTCAAGGCTCACAAGCTGCCTGACTCCGAAAGAGCTATTGATGCGCTCTATTATCTCAGCTTCATTTTCAAGGCTTAAGCCGTCCGAACCGAGTATTGCTCTTTCACCTCCGACCCAGCGCAAGCCCTCATTCAAGTCCGTGAACCAGTCATTTTTGGCAAGCCTCAAGACAGTTCCCAGCTGCTGCCGGACCGCTTCATCGTCATTAAGCAGAACGAAATCGCCGTTTTCAATAACCTTGTCCTGATTTTCGTCTTCCTTCCAGACTGTGAATTGTGGCATACTAAATATTTACAATCCCTGTTAATCTGGTTTTTAAATCAGCCAGCAATCCGGCTTGAGCGGTTGTCAGATTAGCCGCGAACGTATCGCCGTCCGTAGCTGCCACCGTCTGAAAAAAGTCCAGAAAGTCATACATTATTTTAATAAAATCAGCCTTTTTAGTGCCTATGCTGAATTTAGTTCCCTCAATACCGAGTATTTCATAAGTATTCGGCTGCTGCGGATTAGGCCACGTCTCAAGCTCCGAATAAAGCCCCATGACCGCAACGCAGTCGTTAGCGTCAAACTGCCTCGGTTCATCCGGATAAACAGCCTTTCCTTCACTCGATCTCCAGGCAGTTATATCATGCTCACATGTCAGACAGAGCACTTTTGAACCGACAATGTACTCTTTCGGCGGTCTCTGGATTGTGCCGGATGTTCTGCCGACATGGATAAGCGGGACATTGTTTATTGATCTGGGCGTATGCTCCCGTTCGTCACCGGGCACTTTAAACTTATAGCCCGGCTGAACGTCAACAAGCCCTTCCCTGCTTGACGGTGGTATGATTGTCGCCGGAAAAGCGGTTGATACACTGCTTAAAATCCTGTTTACAATATCCTCGGCCGCTTCTTCCAGTCTTGTTTTTTCAGGCATTAACTTTGGATACTGATAAGTTTCCGCCCGCCATGTTCATCATCGCAGATTTTCACATCCGGCACAAATGTTAATGCTTCACTGATATTATTCCCCTGCTGTGTCGTCACCTGCACAACGCAGCCGACATTGGCAATCTGCATTGCTTTAGTGCTTTTCATCCAACCCTCTTTTTGACTTGACGCTTTTGATAACAGTTTAAACATGTTGCCATTTCCGAAAACTTTAATATCAGGAACGTTATTTTTTGCTTTTGCTGCATCTGTGTTATGGAATGTTTTCGACATATACTTTACCTTCTTATCTTACCTTTTTAAAATTAATACTCTCAGGCAATGGCATCGCCTGGAATAATATCCGCACCAAGTGCAGATCTGTTGAAAACGGACGTTACGCGGCTTTGAAACTCGCCCTCGGCATAGTTTGAGCCGGTATGTATTATCTGCCTGACCACAAACTTTCCAATGTCATAAAAAGCGTTGATGGTCGGTGAATCAATCGCCACCGGTGAGCCTATCCTTAAGTCATTGTCAAGCTGCACTATAAAGTCAGTCCCTATTTCAGTCGGCTGAGGGGTCTCCATCAGTCCGTTATTCTGATTATAAAATATATCATCCTCATTTTCATTCGGAATCCCGACAGGATTAAATCTTGCTCCGACATCTCCGAATGAGACGTTGACCAAGCCGATAACACCGCGATTTATTGCACTGATAACATTATAAGCCGTGTCACTGAAACTTGTTTCATCTTTAAATACCCGCCCCGTTAAACGCGATTTCAACTGCTTTTCCGCATTAACTGAAACCGGAGAATCTATTATTTTCAGTATCTTAAGTATTGCCGCGCTTTTGGTCGTTCCCGCACTGAAAGACTCGGTTATATGCGTGTTCATGGTCTCATAGAAGTCATTCATACACTCAATATCAGTCAGCTTTACAGCACCTTTTTTTGATGTTATCGCGGACGTAATCAGACCTTTAAAAATTCTCCTTGACTGTCCTTCGTAGCCTGCGAAAATTTCAACCATTCTCCCGAATCTCTGCTTCTGAAGTTTGACAATATCAGTAACCGGCTTTCTGAAATTGATCTTGGACGCCGTGTCATCAGACAGATTGATTATAGTCAAATCGGCACGGTTCAACGTCCCCAGCGCAAGCTGTTTTTCAACTTGAAAATCAATTTTCACCGGCTCCTTTCCTGTGATTTTCGGGTCTTCTATTCTTATAACATCGGATATATCGGCACGGTTGGTAAAAACAACGCTTACTTCACGGTTAAAGAGTCTTTGAGACATTGGCTACTTTTTCAACAGGTTTTTTTATGAATTTCGACATTAAGCCTCCGTATATTGCAGGATTACACTATCGCCGATATTGGTTTTTTCCGGTTCGGTGAACTTTCCATCCAGATCGATAATTTCAAGACTGCCGGGCGGAACTTCAAGGTGATGGAACTGCTTTAATAAGTCCTGACCGCCGGCAAGCCTTATATCATTGACAGTATCGATAAAATCAAGAATCCAGCTATCTATTCGTCTATTATAGCGTATTCTGAAATTATACACCACACCATTCAGTTCTTTCGTGAACGTGTAATGAAAAATATCATTCCGGAGAGAGATTTCTATTGTGGCCATTACTTTTTATCAGGTTGCGTAAATTAACTTAAATCTCCTAGCCTCACAAGCCCGAAAACAGTATGCTCAACTTCTTCAATAACGCTTGTTGACGCATTCGGATTACCGGTTTCAGAGCGGATGTTTATCGGAATCTCAGCAAAAACAACACGCAGTAAAAAACTTCTGCCGTCGTCCGCCGTCCTTGGATTGACAACTTCTTTGGCATATATACTGCTGTATGAAGCCAGGCCGGTTGTCAGTCTTAAAATACGTTTATTCCTGTTCCAGTCAATTAATTTTCTGGCCGTCTTTCTTCCTCTGCCGTCAGCCGATTCAAGGCTTTTAAGCGGGTTTAATTTGCTGTACGCAACATCTGAAAATCTTAAATCAGCCTCAACAAGTATAGGCTTGATGGTGATATGGTCAGATCTTTCCGAACCGTCTTCGACCGTAAAAACTGAAATATCACCTAAAAAGCGATGATCCTCAGCTTCCGAGGCATCAGCCTCTATTGAGTCAGTCGGTATGCCGTTGCCGTCAAGTGCCTCAATTATCACTCTGGCTTCGACCGGAAGAAACACGGGAAGAGCCATTTACAGCCCCCCTCTTATCTTTGTAGTCAGCTTATTCTGTTCGGAGATCTGTCCCATTGCGCGGCTTATCCCCTCATTTACGGCTGTCTTTATTTCCGTCGGATTTGCATTTGCTCCGGCCTGGATAGTTATCGGAACTGTTATATGAATATCACCACCTCGATTGTTAGTGGTAGTGTTCGGTCCGCCTGAAAATCTCAACGACGGCATGTTTGCGGGTGTTTGCGGGGTAATGTCTCTTGCCGCTTCATAAGCTCTTTCCGTGCTCGGCGTTGCAAATTCCAGAAGCCCGCCTAAAAAATCACCGGTGCCTCGCTTAATATCTTCGATCTGTCTGAAAGTTTCTTCGGTCATCATCCGCGCTTTTTCAGTCCGCGATTCAGGCGTCCCTATTTCACCCGGAATGCTTTCAATTATGGAAATAAGAAAGTCATTAACTTTTTTAAGATAAGGAAGTGTCCTCCCGCCAAGCTCAACTGCCAGATCGCCGAAAGCCGTATCAAGCTCTCTGAAGGTGGTCAGCCCGCGTTCCCGCTGTTCGTTTATTTTTCGCTCAAGGGCCGGAAGTCCCGCGAATAGTTTTTGCTCAAGTATTGACTGCCTGCCCGCAAGCCCTATTCTGCTGAAATCAGTACCGGATATTTTAAGCTGTTCCTGAAGTTCAAGCGGGAGTTGGCCTATTAACTTTAAAATACCCTCGACATCCCCTTTGACCAGGCCGCCTAAAACGTCCCCTATCGGCCTTTTTGCGACAATTCCCAGCGTAACGGCCAGCCTTAGAAATCTTGAAATCTGTTCGCCTGTCGCGCCTTCCTGCGCTTGAAGAAGAGCGTCGTTGACTAAATCAATTTCCTTTACGAGGTTTTTCAG